GACCACCGTTTTCAGTGAAAGTGTATTCTTTGTATATAGAAAAAATTTTATCTTCTAAAGAATTTATATGTTTTCCAAGTCCACCAAAATCATGATCTTCGTAATAAGAATTAACGGTAAGTTTTCCTTCGATATAATGAAATTTTGGATCAAATTTAATCTCACTTATCTCTAAAGAATCAATATCTGAAGAAATATTAACTTCAAAAATGTATTGGAGTTTCTGCATAGATTTTTTGAATCTCTGTTCAAGATTACCATCCTCTTCTTCTTTTAATATGTTTTTAATGGACTCTTTGAGGTTTTTCATATGATATTGTTTTTCATTAGATTCGTTATACGAATGTTTGAAGTGTACATGATCAGGTTCCATCTCAAATGCTGGTGCTGCATATCCACCAACACCTTCTTTAGATTCTTTTTTCTTTTTGATCTTAACACAATTAGGATATCTTTTACCAAACATGGTCTTCATACCTTTTTGTGTGTAACCTTTCCAACATCTCTCAGTGATCTCAGACTCATTTAATTCTTCACCACATTTCGTCGTGTCGGTTGTAATGAATATACCGTTAAATTTTGGAAAAAAGTCGTTGATTAAATTATATAGTTCTTGTTTTTTTTGACCATACAATTCAAAATTGAGATTCTCCATATTTTTAGTATACAATATGATTCGTAGTTGTGTTCCTTCTCTATGGTGTAGATTGAATGTTTCCCAACTATATCCACAAACAAAGTCCGTGAAAACATCATCAACTAATTTATCTAATAATTTCTTGTATTTTAGATATGACTCTTTTGGAACCTCTAAGATTTCCTCTCTTATTACTTGTCTTATATGTTTTTTTAATCTCATTAGGCTTGGTGGGTAACAAAGTATTCAGTAATTTTTCCGAATGGTGCAGTAACTACTTTTGTAACGGGACCCTCACATATTTTTCCTTCTTGAGTAAGTTTCTTACATTTCAGAGCCATTTTGGTAGGTCCAGGATTATGGTTCCATCCACCTCTTCTATCGATTTGATAAACACCTTGTGCGTCAACTAAAGGAACTTTAATTGTTAAAGTAGCCCCTTTAACACTTTTCCCACCATTAATAGTAATTCCATTGATGTCTGGCTTCATTCCCCCTTGTGCCAAATATGGATTTAACTCACAAACTAATATGTTATATACTTGATGTATTGTATCACCACCACCTTTGGCGTGAGCTATAGAAAGTCCAGATGACGGACCTTGATATGAAATTTCAAATTGGTTTTTACTAGCCGAAATATTCACTTTATCTCCCCACTTTGTAAGGCCACCCTTACTAGCCCAAGCTTTACACGATCTCCAAGATGATCCGACTATATCCGAACTATTAATTTGAGATGGTTGTTTAACAATACCTTCTTTGTTTTGTATTTCAGATGATTTTATAGTTTTTTTACATCCCAACCATCCTTTAATTTTATCGTCCAATAATTCGTTTAACTTACCTCTAGTTTCAGGACCAACAATACCATCAATTTTGATATCAGTAAATGTTTGGAATTCTCTAACACAATCTTCAGTTTCTTGGTCAAACTCACCTGTGGCAGGAATTTTTAATAAAGTTTGTAATGTCTCTACCTCATCATCCTCAACACCCATTTTCATAGGTTGAGTCAAATAGTTGGACTCAGAGATCATTTGAATTACATTTTTTATTCTTGATATTTGTTCTTGTAAGTTCATTTAGTAATTGTTTACTAAATAAATATCATTAAAAACCTATTTAATAAATGGTTTTAGGGTAAACATTTTGATATGTGACTCTAAAATCATCTTCAGATAAATTTAAATAACTTTTAATCTCACCTCTTAAATAATTTCTATCAATACCTTTTCTAATTGTTGAATATATCCCGTCAGTTAATTTTATATGAACTAATATGTGGACCGTATAAAAAGGTTGATATTTTTTAGACTTTGTTTTAGTAATCTCTATAGTCAAATCATCCCTATATGAGTAAACGTCTTTGATGAAAGTATGTAGTAATTTTGTTATGTCCTTCATTATAACTCTCTTAATGATTCTCCTGTTTCTTTAATTTTGAATTGTGTTACTTGATTGGTCCCGCTGTTTCCTCTTCTACCTGTAAGATATTTTAATAACCCACTGTTGTAAAATTTATTTGGTGTGTCAAATGTTTCTCCTTTGAAGTGTAGTATTCCTTTTGAATCAAGTATCACATCATAGTCAATTCCTTTGTAGGTTCGGATCAACATGGTATCTTTGCCAAATGATTGAGCAATCTTAACTAATCGTTCATCAGTTGTTCCACTAACTTGTTCTTCTTTGATTTGATCCATGTTAATAGATTCGGCTCCGTAGATATTCATAAAGTTAATGAACTCACCCGTAAGCGTGTCTTCCTCATCTTTAAACCACTCACCAACCAATCTACGACTATCAAGGATTGCATGTAATAACTTTTCAACCTTGTCCATATTGTCAACCTTAAAAGCTGATATGATCTTGTATCCTATGGGAGATTTGGTACGATTGAGTTGATACTCTCGTTGTGTAAGAGAAATTGTTTTTCCGATTTTTTTGTCTGTGGTTTCAAGTTCTCGACCGAGAACATCATAATACTCACCTAAATAGATATATCCTTCCATAAGGCAAATATAGTAAAAAGATTTTAATTAGTCTTTAATTCTTTTTACTCTTGTGTCAATATAGATATCGACAATCTTTTTTCTAAAATCCCAATCAGGTGTCCAATAAGGACAGATAACTATGTGTCCACCTGTCATTTGCATAACCTCATCTGAGATATGCTCATCAAACCATGACTTAATGTTTGCCGCTCTAGAATTAGAATTGAGGTGTACTATTAACTTAGGTTTCCCATCATACTCACTCACCTCAATTGATGTAACCTCATCAAAAAAATCATATATCATTTGTTTAACCAAATTAACTTCTTTGTTTTGATTTTCCTCAACAAGAACCTTTTTTATATGTTGTCTAAGTAGATTCACAACTACATTACTTGATTAATAAATTGTTTTACAGCTCTAACAACTTTTTGAGTATATGGATCAAGTTTTCCCTCATTAGAGTCAATATTATCAATAACATTATGAATCGTTAACATATCTAATATTTTTGCTATTTGTTGTCTTTTGTTTTCAAAAGTGGATATACTATATCTTTCACCATCAATATCAAATTTAATCATTTTAAGTTTAATTGGGTTGTCTGTCCAACCCAAGTCTACTTCGTCAATTTTATATCTTCGTAAAAGAAAGTTCAATATCTTTTGTGTTGGGTTGTCTTCGTTTTCTTTAATTATATTACTCTCATTAAGAGCATTATACAATTTATATTTTCCATTCAATTGACTAATGTCTTTATCTTCATAGGGAACCTCATTTTCTAAAGTTTTATAATGTTTTCCATTAACATACTTAATACCTATATAACCACCTTTCTCCCTGAACATTTTTCTTGCTTCAGGTTTCATATCAACATTTCCAATATTTAAATCATTAATCGAATCAAAAACAAATGAATCAAAGATTTCTTTTTCACTGTCAGTGAACATAGAATCATCATATATTAAGTTAACTATTGGCCATGAATTGTTTTTAAATACATTTTCACCTTTACCAACTATTTCAAATCTCATAGGAAATTCGATATACTCTTTTCTTGAATGATAGGTAAGATCCAATTCTCCTTTGAGTGAGTCAATCATGTCAGTAATATCGGGAAACTCTTTGAAAATCTTTTTAAGATTGTCTATTCCTCCGACTAATTCGGCGGCAGAAAAAATATCTTCGTTTTGAATTAGTTTCAATAAGTTAAGTTTTGAGGATTCTTCTTTGAGAACTTTTTTTATTATGTTTTTTGTTTCGTAAAGATCGTCTATAGTAATATCATTATCAATAAAATCATCATCAAATTCGTTATCTATTTTACTTTCATATTTGTAAGGATAAATAATTTCTTTGTAATTCCCTTTGTTTTTTATATTATAAAAAAGAGTTGCCGGATCAATACCCAGTCTTTTTGTAACGTCTCTAAGTGAAGAATAAACTTCACCTGTTTCTATATTAATAAAATTTGATTTTTTTTCTAATTTACGATCACCAACCATTTTTGACGGTTCGATTGGGGTGTTTTCAAAATCTTCTATATTTGTTTTTCTTTTAATCGCACCTATTTTATTAAGTTTACCTGTTTTAATTAGTCGATATAATTCGGGGTCTTCGTCTTTAATATCTTCAACAGAACCATCTGTTGCCCTTTTTATTAGGTCTTTGAAGGGTGTAATATCCTTTGTACAAGCACCTAAAGATTTACTATAATATTTGTTTAGCGGTTCCCAACCCTTTTCTTTAAATTTACATAGGATTTCAGCCTCTTTTTTCTGAGCTTTCTCTTTACTAATGAATTTACTTGTTAAAACATAAAATTTATCAGGATCTGGATTTTTTGTTACCAAATTTTTTAAATGTTGTTTGTATCTTGTATTAGGATCTAATGTTAACCCCACATAAACTCGTTTAATTGGTTTTTCCCAAAGGAATATGTATATTTTTCTGTTGTTTATATCACCTAGATCGTCAAAATTTAATTCAGTTGCTAGTTTTAACAACCAATCATTCTTAAGTGCAAAGTTATATTCACTTGGGAAGTTGTCTTCAAAATATTTCGTATTATGTATACGTTTATCTCGAACAAATTTTTTCATTTCCTTATACTCAATCCCAGTCTTAGATAGGTATTGTTCTCTTAATATACGTCTGATTAAATCTTTCATTATTTAATAAATATTGGTTATAAACCATATCTTGTTTTTGTGTCATTAAAATATTGTAATATGTCTGAATCTGACAATGCCGTATCATAAATTAATACTTCACCAACATTACCATTCAAATACTCATTTCCTGCTGTTTTTGCAATCTGTAAAGCACTTGTGATAACATTATGACCAACAGGTGTATCTGATCCTACTGAAACCCCATTAACCAATATACGTCTTGTTGTTCCATCGTATTTTGCAACCGCATTAAACCATCCATTTGTTGGTGAAACAGAACTACTTACCACTAAGTCATTACCCCACCAATAATTTAGTAATTGGTTGGTTGATCCGGCTCTAAATGCGTTTGATTGATTACTAACACCAAATGAACCAATACTCATAAGACCATTACCACCCCAGCTTGACCCTAATTGTACCCATATTATGAAAGTGTAAGGTGAGTTACCTGTTGGAAGATTGGTACCTGATGGATTGGAGAACCACCCGTTAGATCCTGTTGAGAAGTAAACCGCACCTGTGTTATTCCATGTAATACTTCCTGAGTTTGTCATCTGAACATTGTTACCATTATTAGTTAAATCGTACCATGTTGTACCAGCACCTGAATAACTATTTGGGTTTGAGGCATCTAAATATAATTTTAAATTTGGTGGTACCGCAACGTATGATGTCCAATAACCATTATTATTTAGATAAGTGTTACATTGATCTCCTGTTGTAAATGTTTGATTAAAAAGTCCATTAACTAAATTAACATACGATAGTTCCGTCTTTAATGGTGATCTCCAAAACCCAATTGATGCACTAACGTTCCCTAAAAAGTTATAATCAGACGGGACACCATATTTTGGGTAATTTAATACTTGCATCGTTCCATAAATGTAAGGACATAACGCAGGATAAAAATTAGTTAATCCATCCATTGACGTACCACCTGTCAATGTTGTTGGGTTTGAAGATGGGTTATTATTCCAATCACCACCATTTACTCTTATCCACCAATATTGACCGTGTGCGATTGCAATGTCAATTATATCACCATCGGTCCAAGTTGGGAGACCTGTTTGTTCAAGACTTCCATTAAAGTAATAATTACCATCATCAGAAAATCCAATACTATTCGCATCATTTCCAGGATAACCATTAAATGGTCCTGAATAATTCATATTAGTCAATCCTACCCCAATAAAATGACCACCAATACCAACAGAAGGATTAGTTGAGGTATATTGAATACTAAACATAACCTTATTTGTTCCCGATATAATTGTTTCACCTAATACTGATTGTTGATATGCAAATATTTGTGATGCGGTTTGATTATTATTACTTAAAGCAATATCAATACCTTTGTAGGTTGAGCTTAATGTGATCGCATCTTCTGGAACTTGTGTTGGTTGGTTACCAGCAGGAACTGTATGTGCGATGACATACCCCAAATCTTCATCAGGTCCCATCCACCATTTCAATCCTCCATAGTCTTCGGAATATTTAATATTACCTACACCAATAGCAATATCACCAACTTGCTCGGTATAAACTAGTGTTGATCCTGTATTATATGCGAAAGGTCTTGATGTTGCCATTTTTTATAAATATCAAATATTTTTATTATCTTTGTAGTATGAAAAAGATATTCACATACTGCCTCGTTAATCTATTCACTTGGAACCCAAATAAGTCTTTGGAGATTGTTCGTGAGTTTCTTGGTGATACCTCTATCTCTAATCCATCCCCAACCAAAAAAGTCTTGTCTCAGACTCAACCAAAAAAGACTCAACCAAAAAGTAAACGTAATGAACTTTTGGAGAGTCTTAATTATTTAAAGTCTAAAGAGACAAAAACCAAACAAGATAAAGAGTCTATCTATACTTTGGAAATGGTCTTAAAGAATATGGTATAATTACTTAATCTTGTACGGGTTTGACTTGATGAATGCCTTCGTAATTCGTTTTACTCCTTCGTTAACACTTTTACTTTGCTTCACTTTATTTTTTAAAACACTAACAAACTCCTTTTGAATATCCGCAACTAAATCAACAAATCTCCTATCTTTAACTTCTTCAACAGGAGTAATTGGTCCCATTTCTTTTTCAATTTGATTTGTCGCAACTTCAATTTGTTTGTCAGACAATCTACCATACTTAATTAACTTACCTTGTAGTTCTTTTACAAACTTATTGTTTCCATTGTAGTTAACTATTGGTGATAGATTTGAGTCAACTACCTTTTTAGGGTCACTGAAACTTTTACTATACATAAAATTAATACCAGATATATTTGTAATACATTTGTGACCTCCTGAGTTTGCTTCGATAACATCGAAACCGTTTACTGAGACTTTATTGAGTAGTGACTTTTGTTTTGGTGATAAAGTTTTATACAAACCTTGAGTTATCTCATCAAGTATTTTTGCCAAACTTTCTCCACCTTCCATCTTAAATGAAGGGCTATCTCCGTAAATTGCCATCATATCCTTGAAAGTAAATCCTACAGACTTTTCTCCTGCTTCTTGTTCTGAAATCCTTTTGAGAGTTCCAAGGGTAATTTTTTGGTTTTCTAACTCTCCCTTAAACTTATTTAAAACTTCATCCTTAACTTGTCCTAAATCAATACCTTTAATTGCCCTATCTTTTTTGAATGGGTTACAAGATGCTTGTACCATACCAAACGGCATCCCTGTCACTAAAAACTCGGCATCGGGAAAGTTACTAAATGGTACATATCTATCATAAGCACCTGCCTTTTGTGTGGATCCAAAACCATATTGTGAAATGATACCGTCTGAATATTCAAGATCTTTCGCTTCTTTTCTTGATTCTTTATATGCTTGTGAGTGTTGTGAAATTTTATTTAAATCGGCATATCCCTTCTCCTTAATTTGATCCTTAATATTCATTAGAATACTTAATAAAGATGGTTTTGCGTTTAATACAATATCAGATAAAAATCCTGGCTTGTTTTTAAATGCTAATAACAACTTATTTGCAACCAACCCCATTCTTCTTTTGTTTTCTTTAAACCCTTTGTCTCTATCTATTTTAAATAGATAATCCATCACATTCTCAGGTGTAATATCATACTTAGCATAATCAGCCGAGTCGATCATAGAAATGGTTTCTATATCTTCAGTTGGGAATATGTCTTTAGGTGATATTGTTTGTGAGACAGTTTCAACGTTTGATCTTGATGATTTGAAGTTTGTTGCCGTTCCTTTCTCTACACCAGCCTGACTATCATGGTGGTCTGTATGAATGACGAACATAGGTTTACCGTGAGCGAAATCTACTAACACCGGCATAATATCACCTTCACCTTCAGGTTTTTTAACCGCAAACTCTTTAGATCCATATTGTATTGGTTCGGCATCAACTACTTTGATACCATTTTGTTCTAAGTAGTCTTTCATTGCTAAAGCCGTGGTTACACCATCTAAATCTAAGTGAAAGTATATTTTTGCCATTTGATATCTTTTGGCAATGTCTTTAATGTCTCTGATCCCACTTTCATTCAAAAGTCTTTGACCTTCTTCTTTTAAGATCTTTCTGATAAAATTTTTCATACTAATAAATACTTTGAGATATAAAAAAACCTCACTATGATAGTGAGGTTTCTATATTTTGATGTTATGTCAAAATTATATTATGCAACTTCTTCTGTTTGTGGTTCGGTTTGTTCAACCATTTCCAACATCTGAACATCCAAAGTCAATTTAACCTCATCACTTAACAACAATCCACCTGTCTCAAGTGGTGCGTTCCATGTAAGATCAAAGTCAGAACGATTGATAGTTCCTACAATTTCAAAACCATGTTTTGTATTACCCCATGGATCAACACTTTTACCATTGTATTCAACATTCAACTCAATTTCTTTAGTTGTATCTTTGATTGTCATTTCACCTTTCATTTTACCATTATCAAGGTTCATGTACGTTGATTCAAAATACATTTTAGGAAATCTTTCTGTATTGAAGAAGTCTTCGTTGTTTAAGTGTGCGTCACGATCAGAGTTTCCTGTTGAGATTGATTTCACTTCAGCCTCGAAACGGATCTCAGCGTCCTCCATATTATCCATAGAGTATTTCATCCCACCTGAATAGTCAGTGATCATTCCTTTTACGTTTGACACCATCAAGTGTCTGATTTTAAACCCCAAGTCAGAGTGAGCTGGGTCAATTACTAATTGTTTCATTTTTTATATTTGTTTTGGTTTATTTTCTAATGAAATGATAGTTCTTTTATCATGACTTGTAAATCATTTTTATCTTGATCTATGTTAAGAAAAAACCCCATCCTTTTGAGATGGGGTTCATATTATTTCTTAAACCACTCTTGGTATTCCCTCCTATCTTTTATGATTGTAGGAATGATAAATGACATTACAAATAACCAAAGGTAAATCATTTTCTAATTACTAACTTTTTAGTTTTAACTTTGTTGACTCTGATGTAGTAAACACCATTCTCTAAGTTACGTAAGTCAATTTCATTATCATTAACAGAATCAATTACTCTACCACTTTGATCAATCAACTCTATATATGATTTCTTACTAACATAAACTACCTCACTTGCTGGATTAGGATAGATTCTAAAGTCATTTGAATTTTCATTAACCGAAGCTAAATCTCCGAATATTTCAGTTGGGAAACTTGATCCTACAGCCGCTGTTGATCCTTCTTGTAATCTATAATCAGGTGTCAAACCAAATGGTACAAATGGTGTTACCCAATTGATATTAGAGTGTGTTGAAATTGAGTCGTTAGCGTGTTGTGAGAAGTATGTCGATAGAATGCCAGGTGTTGTTGTAATACAAACAGTACCAGTATTAAAGTTAGAAAGAATGTTACTGTGGAAATACATTGTGTCCCCTAAAATATTATCTTCTACAGGTAGACCTTCAATGGATAATCCTTTTTCCCATCCAGTAACAATAGTATTGAAAACAGAAGTTGCGGTATTTCTTCTTAATCTGAAAGCCTTTTCAAATTTTTCACCAATTGGTAGGGAAACCGTCCCGTCGCCTTTAGCGCCAATTATAGTGAAGTTAGAAAAAATAGGTGCTGTCAATGGTTGAGCCACACTACCCTGTGCGTCATTATCCGATTCGAAACAATTTGAGTCGCCAGCAGCGTCTGAAAAATTTTCATTTCTAATCGCTAAACCAAATTGAACCTTTCCTCTGTATCCAAAGTCAGTATCAAAGTCATCATCAACTGATGAATAAGCAATTAAGTGTTTACAGTTCACAGTTCCTCCGAACCATTCAAAAGAGTCGTCACCACAGTGACTTACTTGTACGTAGTCAACTAACGTTTGATTACCTACCGAACCAAAAGTAAGTCCATTGATTTCTTTGTTTGGTTCAAGTGCAATACCTGCAAACTCAATACGTACAAATCTAATCACACCTGAGTCATCATTATCATTTGTTCCTCCGTGTTGTGTGAAATTTGTTGGTGCAAGTCCTTCAATATTTGCCACACCACCAGGTTGGTTGTTAATTGCATTACCCAAAATAATAACTCCACCCCAATCACCTTCAACTCTTTGTGCAATTGGATTGTTAGATGTAAAAACGATTGGGTTAAATTGTTCACCATCTGCAACAAGTTTAGATCCTCTTGTAACAATTAAAGTTCCTTGCGTTGCGTAATCACCTCTGATGATTGTTCCTGGTAAAATAGTAAGAGTTGCTCCGTTTTTAACGTAAACCTTGTTTTGGAGTTTGATTACTCCTGACCAAGTTGTATTTGTTGTAATGTCTGAATTTGCGGTTGTTTGTGTTGCCGGGTAAACCGTATTTTGTGGGTCCCAATTAGACCAACCATAAGTCCAATCTGTTGATGGTGAGTTATCCGTTACAGGAAAAGCACCTCTATAATCTGTTGGTGTCCAAAATTGGTTTTGAGAGAAAGACGTGATTGTCATCAAAACCGAGAAAATTGTTAAATAAATTTGTTTCATTCTTTTAATTTTAAATTTTATTTCTACCAATAGATAGTGGTAAAAAATTTAAAATCACATTAAAAAAAGAACCTTAACAAAATGGTAAACGAGTTAATATTATATTAACATTACCGTATAAATTTGGTATCGTAGTAAGTTGCAACATAGTCAGCATTTAAAAGTGGGTATTGTGCAATCACTCGATCAACATCTTCATAATATTCTTCAGTTTCGTAATATGGTTCCGCATAATGAGCTAAGAAATCATCAATATATGTATTTATTGCCTCATTAACATCAACATTTTCACCATTTTTTGTAGCCGATATTGGGACAACGGTATTGTCAATATAATACGACTCTGCATCATAATGTCTGGTTTTTAACCCAATAGATTCTATTTGAATAATCCATCGTTTGTGCCCAACAAACGGAGTTCCTGTTGTGAATTTGAGTTCTCTAACTGCATCAAAAACTTTTTGTATTTGATTTTTTACCTTTTCGTTAAGATAAAATTTTGGTTGTTCGTCCCATAATATTTTAGTGTCTAATTTAATACCAACATAATCTTCAAACTCCATTAATATATCTAAAAGTTCGTCATCCACTATTGCCCAATAATAAGAAACATCATTTGGATTTTCTATTTTAAATCCAATAGGATAAGAAGGTTTGAAGTGTTTACTAACAATTTTTTCCCCGACTATAACAGGAGTACATTTTAACCCATGAAGATCTATAACACCCCCAACAAACTTTTTGAAGAGTTTTAATGTTGTTTCATTATCCATCATACAAACATTTTTGCTTCTTTCTCTCTACGAGATTTTAAACCAGGAAAGTCATCAAACAATGAGCTAGTTGTTTGTAAGATCAATTCTCTCGCCTCTTCAAAGTCACCTCTTTTAATTGATTGTAAAAATTTCTTTGTTCTGATATTTCTTCCCATGTTGTAAGTCATAGAAATTAAAGTGTTATACATTCCTTGAGTAAGGTTTGGTGTGATACCTTGTTTTTCCCAATCATTTAATATTTCGTTTACAATCTCCTCAGCAATTTTAATATCGTCTCTGAACAATATTTCAGCTTGTTTTGGTGTGATTCTTGTCTTACCTGGTTTAATTTTTTCGTAATTAGGTAAAAAATCATATCCTTCTCTTTCTCCTTTTTGTATTGCGTGTCCGTAACCAATTGTATACGCACCGTCACCAAGATCATAAGCAATTAATGCAGGTTCTCCTTTATCTACAATTGATCCTTCTTCCCATCTTAAATGATCTAAAAGTTCTTTTGAAGATTTTCTAATCCTTGGTTGTTCAAGTTTTTTAATCGTTTCTTTTTCAGTTTCAACTGCAGTTTGTAATTGTGGTTCTAAAAAGTTTTGGATCTGATTTAAAGATACTATCCCTAAGAATGAGTACATAACGTACCTCATAATTTTTCTTTTTAGATCTTCAGGTAGTTTTTTTATTTTTTCTTTAAGAGTTTCGATGTATTGTTTGACATCTTCTTTTGTTTTAACCCAAATTTTAGAAAGATCAATCTCATCTTTCACATTTGTAAAATCCCACTCCATATCAGGTTCTCTTTCTTCATCCTCAGTTAATACTGAAAGTTTAAAAACAACCTCATCCAATATTTGTTGGTGGTTGGTATAGGACTTTATTACTTTATATTGATCTTCTCGAATAGATAATTTCATATTAATAAATATATGAAATTATTTTTCGAAAGTAACTTTACTGACTTGGAAGTCTAAGATATTGAAGTAAACCAATTCGTCTCTTAATTGTTGTTCGTTTTGGTATCTACGAATTCTATCATTTTTACGTCGTGAATTTGCTTGAGTATAGAAACTTAGGTTCATTTTGACAATAACATCTACTTCATAACAAAATTGTTTTGTATTTCCTCTCCAAGAAACAGTTTCGTATTTTCTGATATTTGAGATTGTAATAACACAGTCATTATCTTTCCAAAATCTTCCGTCAATTGATATTGGTTTTTTCTTTAAAAGTTTTTTGATGAACTTTGTGTCTTTGTCTTTGATACAATTACCTATTTTATATCTGTGTTTCATATAACAAAGATAACAAAATATTACCTTCTGCCAAAATTTCTATTAAGATTTTCTAACTTAGCTTTCTTTAGCGCTGTAGTTAATACTTTACTGGTTTGATGATTTGTAGTTCTATTAACTTGTGTGTAGTCAATAGTTTTTGGTTGTTTAGTTTCATTAACAGGTCTTGGTTTGTCACTAAATATTGATTCCAATAACTTATGTTTTTTTTCTTTTAACTCCCTTTCTAAATTAATTTCTTCCGTTTGAGTTTGTATTATCGATTGAGACAAAGTGTTTGTTTGGATATCTAAGACCTGGTAATCACCTTTTTTCATTTCATCTAAGATCACACCACCTTTTTTGTTTTTACTAATCTTAAAGAAATTTGCCCTCATTTGTGACGCATATCCAGTATCTTTTCTTCTTGTTAAACTATTATTGTGTAATCTCCTGTGGAATAAGACTTCAGATGTTAAATTTATCTTCCTTTTGAATTTATATATTCTACCCATGAAATCAGAGTCCGCAGCAACTTTCCATCCCTCAAACCCATTCATACTTAAAAATAGATCTTTCTTAATTCCAAATACACCTTCACCATATAAGGATCCATCATTACTGAAATTCCTTTGCCCTTTGTAGTCCTTGAAGTTGAGGAACTTGGGTTTTACACAATCATATTTATCTAAACTATTATCGATCTCATCTATTAGGGTTTCTAACATTATGTCATCAGAATCGAAGAAGAATATTTTATCGTATTTTGCTTGTTCGGCTAATGTATTCTTAATAATATATGGTCCACCATTTTCAGTAAAATAATAAAAAAAGTAGTTCTTCGGAAATTCTTTAGTTTTAACGTATTCTAAAGTTTTTTCACAATTATCAATTCCAATCAACACTTCAAACTCATCATCATACTTGTTATTATTAATTGAATTAAATAACTCCTCAAAAAAATCTATTGAGTCAAACGTAGGTATTATAATTGATAAACTCATCTTCTACCTTTAGTCTTATAAAGTTTTTGTAAAACAGAAGCGTTTGTCTTTAAAGAAGAATTACCTCCAAGATTTTTTGGTTTCACCGCAACATGAGTTGGTGTTTTATTAAAGATTTGATTTACTTTTTCGTAGTTAATCATCTTTTCAGTTTTTTCAATAGTCGATTTAACTACTATCGGTTCTTCTTTAGGTTTTTCAGGTTCTATTATAATCTCCTCTTCTTTTTGTAAGTCTATCGTATTAAAATCTAACTTTATTGTTTTATCGTAGATTGAGTTTGAGACTAATGTTTGTATTCTATCGTTTCTTGAGTGGGTGTCGTAAATAGTTTCCTGTTGATGAGTATAATTGATGTAACCCTTACTATGTTTCGCACAAATTATATCAATATTAGTTTCTATACAATACTTTCCAACCCATACATCTGCCATGTTTGGGGCTTTAAAATGGTTTAAAGGTATTCTCATTAAATTTGTGTGGAAACACATAACTCCAGTACCTCCAAATTGTACTTTAATATCATTTTTAACAGTACCTAAACAACTATATCTTTCAGTTGCTGATCGATAATAACTCCCAATAGGAAATTTGTTAAAATTTCTACCGTGTAAAGTTATTACTTTTGTATTGTTATATTCCTTACACTTTCCAATCATATATTCAACATAATTTGGGGGATATATTAAGTCATCGTCAATAGTTAAAAAATATCCGTCCTCACAACTCATTAAACTCATGAACTTAAATGCGTCACCTAATGAATTATCAGTTAAAAACAGATTTATTTTTGTATCGTATAAAAATAAAGGTATGTTGTTATGATTATCATTAAGTGCAATATTAATAACATCACATTGATTATAAATTGATTTGATTGTTTTTTCTAAACTACCAATCCTACCATAAGAAGATACGTTAACAATTACTTTATCCATTCTTATTTTAAATGTGTGTTATTTGTTACTCTATTTTCAATATCACTAAATCCTTCTCTCTGCCAAGCTAAAATTGGTTCACAAATAAAACATTTTCCTAATGGTAAGACATCACTAATCAATACATCTACTTTCCATTCCCTTGAGTTGATACCTTCCAATATTGTATCATAAAATTTATCTCTAACGATAAACGCGTGAGTTGTGAAAACTTTTTTAGCCCAATTCAAAGACTCAGAATATTTTTCAACGTCCCCAACATTCCAACCACCTAAGTAAAGTAAATCCCAATCTTCAGGTAATTCAGTCATCACTTTTACCAATTTATCATTAAAGTCTTCACAAACCTCAATATCATCTTCTAACACTAAGACCATATCTAAGTTATCATTTTTAACCTGTGTGAATAATCTTCGATGACTATCCCAACATCCCATAAAACCTTGTTGTTTTACAGAATAATCGGCAAACTCAATTTTTCCATCTGTCGCCTCAAAAATCTCATAGTTAAACGGAAGATTAATTTCATCTAATCTGTCAGTTCTCCTTTTAAGATTGATAACATAACTTTTAATTTCTTTCATATCGTAATAATGGGTTTATTTTTTCTTTCCTCAAAGTTCATCTTTGATTCGTGATCACCATGTATAACGAGTGATGTTTTGGTATGATACATGGATTTATTTTTATTATGAAGCTTTGTCGATATTTGTTGTCCAACACCAGAACTTAGATTGGGGTCGTGATTCCATCTACTCATAGGTATTTCATCAATTTTAAAATCTAACTGACTAAAGAATTCTTTTGTTGATATATAACATAGGTCATTCCACTGAGTTTTAATATGATCACCCATGTCTATAGAATTAAAACTAGTCCAATTGTGTCTATAAACTCTACCATCAGTTAAAATACTTAAACATATTTTATTTGGGTCAGGGATTTTATCATATCGATTAGCCGCAACACTTAAAAAATTATCAATCAACTGAACATCATCAGGGATTTGAATGAAGTATTTTGAATTAATGTTTCTGACGTACCCAAATATGGTATTTATGATTTTCCAATACTTTTTCTTACCTTGATTTGGAAAAAATTTGACATACTTAATGTGTGGACTATTAAAGTTGTAGTTCTGAACGCTACCGTCATCGAACACAACGATTAAAACTTTTTGATTTCCTTTTTGTCTTTCGATTTGATTTATTAAATCATACAACATATCCCCTCTGTTATAAGTTGTAATTAAAATGCAAAAATCATAATTTGAGTCCATTATCGGTATTTAAATAAAATCTATGTAAGTTATCTAAAAAATAACTATTTGTTTTTCTTTTTTTTACCCTGACAGTGTGCTCTCTGACTAAATCCTTTTGGGTTATTACAATTTATTGATTTTTTGTATTTTTCAGTCCATTTCTCATCAAGAGGTTCTTTCTCTAACTTGTTCTTCCAAAACTTAAATAAGTTTTCTTTATCGTATTCTTGTTTCTTGGAGTCCCACCCACAGTCATGACACAAATAAGGGTGTCTATCATCTTTTTCCATTTTCCATGAGTGTTCGCACTTTTCACATTCAATCTTATTATTGAATACTCTGTCGGCTTGTTTTTCTGTTAATACTATTTTCATCATTCGCAATCTGAATCATTGTATAATTCCACCAAATAATCGTAGAATTTTTTATTTAAATATTCTTCAACTTCGTCTCTGACATCAACCATTTCTTCTGATGGTTCTTCATAATCATAATGTTCCTCATCATTATAATAGAAATGAAGACCCTCATTAATACAGAAGTCGGCATAATCATCTTCGTCTTCAAAGTCGCATGGGTCTTGGATCTCGGTTTGATATTCGATTATTTCACTAATTTTTTCAAGTTCAACTGCTCGTCTTTTGAGTCTTAAACTCATCATTTGTTCTTCGGTTATTATTATTTTCATTTTCTTAATACTGGTATTACTTCTTCAGCAAAAAAGTTCATTACTTCGTCCTCAATTTGCATGTCTTTTAATATATCCTGTAATCTTGTTTCCTCGTCTAAAACACTATAGAAATCATAATCAGTAATATATCCACGTTTATCTGTTGTAATTACACCCAAGAATTCATTATCTTCAAATTTTACCTCACCAAAATAATTGATTTCATTGTTCTCCTCAAATTCTTCCGAAAATGTGTAGACTAACGGCATTTCAAAACCATCATATTCAAATGTTTCACCTTCTCTTTCGTCAATATCATAACTTTCTTCGTCACTATAAACAAACTCTTCGGCATTACCTCCTTGATTTACAAACTTTTGGAATGCCCTCATCATGGTTTGCTCTGATGGTTTTAGATCTATATTATTTTTCTTTTTATTATATAAATCTAAAATTCTATCGAAGTTTTCAGTTATAGTTTCACGAGGATTTACACTATAAAAATATTCTTTCAATTGATCATCGAAAGTATCTTTCATTGCGGAAAATACACTTAAGTATTTATCGTTGAATGAATCGGATTGTATTTCGGTCGCACTTCCATCAAAAATTTTACTCAAAACCTCATCATAAACATCAACTAAAAAATGTTCAAATACGTTATAATCAGTGGGGTCAATATTATTTACCGCTTGTTCAACCGATTCAACAACCTCACCTATTCTTCTTGTTAACCAAAGTTGACCTTCTGTCATAATTCAACCTTTTCTCTCGTTTTATTATTGTAAATAGTGAATGGGTTCGCAATTACAATCCAATCAACATATTTGTATTCATCACTCCTATTCCAAGATTTTTCGTTATTTTTTACTTGGATTGTTTTTGTTCCGTATTTAGGTGAAGTCATGATTAAGTCAGTACCATATACCATGTCGATCATATCACCATTCCCACCTTCGTATTCAGTTTTAAAACCAAACTCCTCTAAAACTTCCTTAACTTTAGCTTCAGCCGCTTCACCCTCCCTAGTATTTCCAAGAGTGTTTTTGGTGTAATCATTTAGTTCTTCAGAGTTTACGAAATAATTATTAATCAATCTAACAATATATGGTTTGAGCTTTAATAACCCTTTTTCAGGATCTGATATGATGTGTTGGATTGTTGGTTTTGCCTTATCTCCTCCCCTATATATCATATCGGTTAATAACTCCGCAAGATCATAATAGTTAGTATTTAATTTATTAATTGGTTGCCACTCACCATCGATATAAACTTGTTTTTTTTTCTTTACATGTCTGTCAATAAATCTATCCAATTCTTTTTGATCTATTTTACCAATTGTGTGTAAAAAATTAGCACCATCTACAAATTTTTTTTTCAAATTTTCAGGAATATCTGTTTCAAGATTACTCTTTTTTTCGTCTATAATTTTCATAAGACCCAAACCACTATCTTTGAATAACCAACTTTTCAAAGACATTATTTTTTTACACACCAACATTTTTTGTGGACTACCCAAAAATCTTTGGCAAGCCCTATAATCCGATTCATTAGGATTTTGGATCTCCATCATCTCGGTTATTCTTAATATTTCTTCTTTGAGTAAACTTTCCATTAATGATAAATACTTTAGAAATCGATTGTCATATAGTTTTCCTCAATTTCTTCATCGTAGTTTTGATTGTGGTTAACACTCACGGTTTTATTTTGGAAGTTGTAGGCAAATGTTCCGTTTGACCCTTCATTAATTTCCCAACCTGAATGATACAGATCAAGTAATTCATATGTAATATCTTCTAATCTACCATCTAAAGATGTTTCACCATCTGATGATGCAACCTCATCATTTAACCAACCACTATCACTTGATCCTTCATATGTTATTTCAACAATATCACCATATTTTTTTAACATCTCAGAAATAAACTCTGGGTTTACCAATAATTTATCTTTTCTATCTCTTCCTTCTCGATACCACGGTAATGTTGTATTCACAACATTCTGAAATGTGTGTTCTATTTTAGTTTCATCGGTTTTTGTTTCATAAAAATCATATGTAATTATGATTTGTTTTTTGTCGGCATTAATCTCAAAATTCAAAGAACCATTTGCAGTTCCATAATAATCATTATAAAAGTTATCCATATCAAAATCATTTTTGATATCGTCAAACAAAATGTCTATTGATTGAGGTAATTGACCTACTTCATATACCGATCTCCCACGGTAAGTTGGTCCATCTAAACCATGATCCCAATCATCGTAGCAATTATATTTATATTGTACTCCATCTTCCAAGTTCATGGAATTTAGAATCAAAGAAAACTTTTTTAAATCTTTAATTTGTTGATCAGTTAATTTCATAAAAGTATTTTATTAATAAATAGTTTAATCTTCAAACTCTAACTTCTGACTTCTTGTAACCCAAGATGGTCTCTCACCAGACAATAATATTTTCATCCAATCAGACGCGGATGGTATGTATCCATCACAATCTTCTTTCACATGTTGTTCTCCAACATAACGAGTGTAGACGGTCTTACCATCACTATTCTTAAACTCGTCACCGAACTTTTCTTGGAGTTCGAATAAACCTTCACTGTGGTGTCTGAATGCTCTGTGTAAGGAATGTCCATACCATCCTTTAGTTTCATCTAACCAGTTATGTATGTGTATGTAATCTTCCCACTTTCCACCAAACTTTTTGGCTGAGCTTTTTGAATGTAAGATTGGGTGTGCCATTATTTTGTTATTTTGTTTGCCGAGTTGACGAACTCTTTTATTGTTTTATTTGTTACTGCTGCAGTATCTCTATTATGAAATAGTTCAGGTTTTGACTCTTCTATTAAATTACGTAATCTTTGTCGAATATATTTTCTATTACCTTCTATTTGATAGAACTTATCATCAACCATTAAATGTGGTAAATCTGAATTAAACACATTAGTGGTTGGGAAGAAAACTTGATAGTGCCTTACCATATAATAAAACAAATTTTTATTTATTTCTATATCTTCAACCATATACTAAAAATAGAATATTTATTAAAAAAACAAAATAGTGAAAATTCCAGAAAACAAACTAAAGGTTTTTACCAAACAAATATATAATCATATCATCGATGAATATGGTCAGGATAGAAATTTAACCCCACAAGATGTTCATAACATGATTACGAATTACAATGATGAAATTCTTAAATTATTAACTAGTAGAATGGATCCCGACACAAAAAGGGCCGTATCTTTCATGGTATCTCTTTATTCTGAGAACAAAAATCTTGATGAGATTGTTAAGTATGTGTTAGACAATTACACTTATTTGGAGGTGACTCATTACGACAATTTTGATCATAAAACCATTGAATGTTCTGAATGTAGGGGTAAAGGTAATGAAGATTGTGATAGATGTGATGGGAGCGGTAATGAAGATTGTGATAGATGTGATGGTTCGGGAAGTATTAACTGTACCGATTGTAATGGATCAGGTGAAGACTCAGAAGGTGAATCATGTTATACCTGTAATGGAGATGGTGAAATATTTTGTCCTGATTGTGATGGAGCCGGTTCACTACCATGTGATAGTTGTGATGGAGATGGTTCATTAGATTGTAACTATTGTGATGGAGATGGTGAAATAGAGTCAAGTGATAAATTTTTTGATAAATCTACTGGTATTGTTGCAACCATATCACCTGATGTTCGTAATTTACCTAACGAAACAATATTAACTGATGAGCAAGCAGACACACTATTTAAATCAAAAATAATTGCCCGTATTGATCTTGACGATTTTCAAGTTGATGAATACGAACCTATGTCATTTAAAGGTGATGGATCTGGATCAGATATGTGGGTTATCGATTATAAAGAAATCGGTATTTAACTCAAGAACTTTAATTTATACATCGTAGAGTAAATTAACTCCTGAACAGTATCTATTTGATTTTGGATATAACTGTCGTCTACAGATTCTCTATTTTCTTCAATCATGTTTAATAATTGTGTAAAGTACGACAATACTTGTTTCTTATTTTTATAAGAAGTCATTTTGAAACTTTTGTAGTTTTTCATTAATCCGTACTTACCTTGATAAGATTCTACTAAACCGTCAGTAAGTGCATCAACACCTTCATAATATCCTTGTAATGCTTTGTGTTCCGCATAAGATTTAGTACCTAAATGGAATACGTGAACTTGTGTTTGAGAATGTAATAAATGACAGATCATTACACAAAAATCTTCATTTGTTGACCCCTCTTCAGTTTCATTTTCATCAGAAGTATCTTTTTTGTCTTGATCTTCATCTTCTTCTTGTTCTAAAAGATTTCTTTTTTTCAATTCTTCGATCAATTCTTTTCTCAAATCAGTTTTCATAGTTGTGTTTTATTATAAATACTATGAACTCCTTATTTAGTTATTAAATCTTTATCAGCAATAACAACTAACTCTTCACCAAACAAAGGTTGGATCTCTTTAATCTTACTTTTAATTTCAGGATAATCGGTCCATACTTTAACACCTTCATGTTCAGGACTATAGTCATTATCTACCAAATACTGAACTACCGAGTTTTCTTCGGTTGTTATAAAACCGTGAGCAAAGTATCTTGGTACGTATACCTCATCACCCTCGTTCATTTCAAAAAAGAATACTTTATTGTAATCCTCCGATACGGTTCTCATATCGATCACAAAGTCCAATATCTTCCCTGAGATCACTTTAATTAACTTGGCTTGAGCATACTCATTCTTTTGGAAGTGTAGACCCCGTAAGGTATATTTACGGGGATTTACACTGATGTTACTCTGAAGCCAGTTCTTATCAAGTTTATCTAACATTAAAGGACTGAATGTCCCTCGTTTGTCTCTGAATACTTTGTTCTCAATAAAATGTGCTTTCTCCATTATAAAAATTGTATTTCATTTGTTATTGGGTTCCAATCAATGTGCCAAGGTAAATGAGCGTAATTGTATCGTTCATTCAATACGGCAGCATTGAAGTAGTGTGTATGTCCATCGTAGTAGTGTCCATAACCAGTATGAATGTGTCCACAGATATGGATCTTCGGTTTGATTTGTTTTATTCGTTCTGCAAGTAATTCACAACCCAAGTGAACATTTCGGTTACCTTCAACATCATCTAAGATACCCCAAGCCGGACCGTGAGTAATTAAGATATCAATGTCTTCAGGTATCATATCCCAAACCGCTTTCAACTCCTCACCATTTCGTGGTAAGTTGAATGCCCAATTATAGAACTCAGGTTGCCAAGGACTACCCCAAATTTTCACAGTATTCACATTTTCATCATGTGGGTCACCATCCCCAACATTAACCCAATCATCTTGGAGGTATGTTATTGTATCATATGAACCAATAATCTCTTTTACTTTCTCTACGTTATTTTGGAAACCCCAATCGTGATTACCAGCAATGAATACTTTGTGGTGATAGTCACCTATTTTGTTATACCAAGCGGCAAACTCACGGATTTCATGTTCGTAACCCATAGAACTTAAATCACCGGCATGTAATAACAAATCACCACCAGGTAAGTCACCTGTAATGTGTTTATGTTTTCCGTGTGTGTCTGATATGATAGTTAGTTTCATAGTTTTATCCATTTATTGTCGTGGTTATACTTGAAGGATCCGATGTGTTCTCGGTTCCACTCATTTGGTTGGATCAAAGATAAGAAAATATTTCCATCTGTACCATAGTAAAGGTGATAAATCTTTCCGATCACAGGTTCAAAACTAAACTTGGCCTTGTAAACCAAATCGTTCCATCTGTATTCCTCAATAAGTTTCTCGTATTCCTTCTTTAGTTCGTCAAACTTATCTTCAAATTGTTGATTGACATGGATTATCCTTGGGCTCTTCCAAAACTGAATATCGTTTACTACGATCGCAGGGGCGCCGACATTCGATCCATAGGGTAATAGAGCAGGATTATCAGCGACATTATCGGGTTTCTTATCTTCCATATTTATGGATTGGGTTTGTGCAATTACCTTTATGCGAACCCCAAGTGCTTTGTCCATAACCTACTCTAATGTATACACAACCTCCATATGTGAATTCTGTTACATTTTTGTGAAGATCATCAGATTTCTGTCTTAACCCTATAGGTTCTTCTATTGTTTGTTGTTTTTGTTGTTGTTCACAAGAGGCTATACCAATTAATATTGTTCCTACACTTGTCCCCAAGACAAACATAAGGAATACACTATAAAATATTTCTTTCATAAGATAAAAATAAACGACTTACTTCGGTAAATCAATTATTCTTGCCCGAAACTTTGTTTTTTTGTTGTGGCGTTTTCCACTAACCACTGATCTACATTTGGGACTCTCAATAAAAAATCTAATTCATATGAATAAGCCCAATATTCTTCTTTGTTTGGGTCCATGTTTCTTCCGTAGATTAACAGGTGATAACTTTCGTGTATAAGAATGGCACATATATTATATATGTTTCCAAAGTTCATCTCTTTAGTTGGGATGAGAATTGTATGTGGTGGTTCTGTGGTTGCAAATGTATTATTCCAATAACCAATATTGTTACAAACGGTAACTAGGTTATTATATTTTACCGTATCGTATTTTTGTATTGTGTCTAAAGCTTGTTGAACCTTACTTTTCCAACCATACCCAACATCAGTAATATTAATTTGAGATATAGAAGATGACCAAAACATTAACGATATCAAAAGTTGCCATATTTTCATATTTTGATAATTGCTTCGTGTATGGCTTTCTTTAATGCCGACGATACCGTCATCTTTTCAAACGGCATCATTCCTTCTCTTACTTCGATCATCATCGCTCTTACCTCTGTTGATGACTCACCAATTCCTTCATAACACTTTCCATCATAATGTATTCTAACACCAACTTGAGTTACGGATTCTGTTTTCTCAACACCTACAACTCTGATCGTTGTCTTTGGGAGTCCAAAGTAAAACACCTCAACATCCATGTCTTTCCCATCATCAGACAGACAGAACTTTTCAGATAATTCTTCTTCAACAATTTGTTTAATACCAAATCTGATATCTCTGTTTCCAAGTTCTCTTAACTTTGCCGTGTTGTATACAGAATCAACATAAACACACTGTTGAGACATTGCGAGGTTACCAAGTAGTAACATACCAAGTAGTAAGATTATATTTCTCATTTTATTTTATATTTTGTAAAGTCAGTTGATAGTGGTTTCTCATTCTTGAAGTAATACTTCTCTACGGTTTTTCCGTATTTGATTGTTTTATAGTACCCATCAGGTACAACGGCACCTGTAGGTAAAACTACCGATTTCGGTGTAAATACACAACGGATCTCTACGGTAACAGGTTGAGTCTTTGCCAGTTCTCTTTCACGAACCTCCAACAATCTCCAAGTGGTTCTATTTAAGTTTTCTTGTTGTAACGAACAATTAAGATATGTGAATGTTTTAAATAACATATCACGATCACAATTAAAATCAGCAGCAGGAGCCAAGTGACCTTTGTCATATGGGTTGTTCTCATAGTCTTTGTTGTCTGATGTTAAGATTGAATCGCAAGTATAAAAGTCCATACCTTTTCTATTGGCAGTTCCATTAGGACAAGGTACCGAATAACGAATAAACTTTGGTTGTTGTAATTTTTCAGAGTAGACAATCTCGAACATATTTGTTTTAATGTAGATTGAATCTCTTAATGTTTTCTGACCGAAAACGAATAATGGAAATAAAAATAAAAATAATAACTTAATTCGCATAACCTGTTCTTATTAAATAAATGTTTGATATCCCACTGTTAGTAGGACCTTGTATTGTTAATCCCTGAACCCCAGGGTAGGTTGTTCTTAAATCACCATACGATGAATTAATTACATTCCATTGGGTTTGATTAAATAACCGATATGTTGGCACACCGACTTCCCAAGGTACGTTATATGTCTTCTGATAAACTTCATAAACATCCGATATAGTGAGGATGTTATTACCATTTGTATTTAATCTGTAATAGTCTTTGGACTCAAACCCCTGTGTTAAAATCTTTTGGTTGAAGAACTGAGCATCGGTTATCGTAGGGTTAGATACCGCTAAATTATCTACAACGATTTGGAAGTTGTATGATGTGGCATTTAAGTTTGTTGTTATACTATACTGACCATTTGCGTTTGTATTGTAAGTTCCGTGTAACGTATAGTTTGTTTCTGTGGTAAGTTTCTTAAATAATTTTACCGGTACGTTTGGTATACCATTACCTTCGGCACCATAAACAAATCCTGAATGATTGTAAGGATCAATTGCTCCTGTTATATTTGTTTTAAAGTCAAATGTATTTCCGTATGCATATGTACCACATAGATTTGGTATATTAGCATAAACCATTACAAATCTAACAAGTACCGGTCCATTGAATACCGTTGTTGGTACCACAAAGGTTGCCGACTTTGTATGTGTACCTAACCAAGAAAAATTATATTGGTGTACCAATTCACCAGCATCAGTTAAAACTCCATTACCATTGAAGTCAATCCACATTTTGAAGTACTCCATGTAGTTTCCATTTGTCTGTGCGGTGTACTGAAGTGAGATATTCTGACCCGCAGTAATTGTTGGTATGAGAGGTCCATTTGTGTAGTTGTAATATCCCGCAGGATTACCTCCCGACGTTGCGGCATAACCATTTGATCCCGCAAATGTTTGTCCATTAATAGTTACACTTGATACGTACTCACAACAAAAACTCGTTGGGTAACTCGTACACAACGCCGTCTGAGAATAACTAACATAACTGATGAGAAAGGCTACTGCCCAACTAATAATCTTGTTCCACATGTTACTGTATAATTAAGTGCCCTTTCTTTTATTGCCCAAGCACCTCCGGCATTTATGTTAAATTTAAATCTTTTTGTTATGTTAATATTTGTACCCAAACTTGGTATTACAACATAAGGCGACTTCAATAATAAGTCATTGTAATAACTGATGTAAGGTGAATAAACAAACAATCCCATTATTTTCATATCAATTCTTTTTCCGAATCTCAAATCATACATTCCACCAGCAATAACCGCAGTTCCCAAGAACTCCGTTTTATATACTTGTCCGTATGATACCGTTCCCATGTAAATTGCTTTGAGACTTGGTATTTTTGGGAACATTAACATCTGTCCTCCAGCTATCGTTCCGTAAACAGAACCTCTACCTTCAAAACCTAACGATAAAGTCCCTGACAATAAAGTCATACTTTTTTTATTGATCCAAGCGTGATACCCTGTTAGGTTTGGTCCTTGTTGCGCTGATACATAATCAACTAATCCACCACGAGCAGTTTCCCCGTCCCAACGCATATTATGATATCCACCTGTAAGTTTTAATCCTGTTCTAACTTCTGAGTTTTGAAAGTTGAAACCTACAAAGTCACTTGACGCGATTACTGTAGGTTTACCACCTTCCTTATTCTGATTTATTGTTTTTGTTGCTCCCTGTGTGATGTTGGTTTGTCCTCCACCACTTTCTTCTGGGGTTGTTGTACCTTCTTGGTTGGGTGGGTTTCCGCTATTATTCCCCACACCAGTGTTCCCATTACTACTCCCACCATTGACATCAGGGTTAGTTGTACCACCATTTACTTCTTGTTGGTTAGATCCTTCCACATTCCCACTATTCCCAGTGTTACCAGGCTGCCCAACATTGCCACTATTATTAGGGTTATTATTATTTTCATTTCCGTTTTGATTTTGATTTATAGGCGACTGAGCCTGTTGATTTCCATTTTCATTTGATCCACCTTGAGTTGTAGTTCCTCCTGCTGGTGTTGGATTTTGAGTTCCACCATTTTGATTAGTGGTTCCATTTCCTCCGTTTGAACTTGTTTCATTTGTTCCAGAAGTGGTTTGACTTCCTTCAGTAGTGTTACTTGTTCCATTATTTACATTTTGAGTGTTATTGGTCGTGGTATTATTAGTATTTGTTGTTGTGTTATTACTATTATTTGTTGTATTGTTTCCACTTCCATTTTGGGATCCCTTCCCATTCTTCTTATTACCGTTGTTGGTATTAGAAGAGTTAGATGCCGCCGCCAATGATCCACTTAAGAAATCAGTTGCCCCATTTGATAGATCCATTAGTGATGATAATGAATTCAAAAGTCCAACCGTATTAAGTGTCACATCTTGTGCGATATTAATTTGTCCACCAAGTCCAACTATCTCTGAACAAGGTGATCCGTCATATTGCGAAAAAACTTGGTTAGCCCAAGTTTCAAAAGTTCCATCGGTAAATTGTTGTTGAGTAAAGTTCTCAACAAAACCATAGTACCCCACCGTGACTGAGCCATTGATGGGGACTATAAGGTTTTTTATGTTTCCTGTACAAGGATCTGTGTAAGAATAATTGTAGGTTTGCGCATTTAGTTTGAAAAAACTAAATAACACAAACACAAATGATATAAGAATCTTTATTCTCACTTTGGAAATACTCCTTTAGTTATTAATCTTGAAACAACTCTTGAAGATGCTGTCTCTAAGGCTTTCTTTGTAGAAATACCTATGGTTGATTGATTGAATTTTACCTCATCGGATATGTCTCCTAATATAGATGAGGTTTTGATTGTAACTGCTTCACCAAGTCCTGATCCTACGATCACTTGACTTGTTTCAGCATCAACAAATTTGATCTGTAGACCCAATCTTGTTGTTTGATTTACGGTTTGTTGTCCGTTGACTTTTACTATTTCATCTTCAGATACACTAAAGTCGTATACCTCAATATAAACAAAGTACTTAGCCAATACAACATTACCTTTCACATCGATTTTGTTTGAAGATATCCCTTTGTCTGATGCCTTGTCTTGTGCAATCATTCTTTGTTTGATATCTTCCTTTTCTTCTGTGAAAATAAATCTATTGGTGTACTCCAAATATTCAATAACAATATTGGTTACACCAAGACCTACTCTTTTGTCTTTTAACTCAGGGTACATTTCATATAGTTCCTCGTTGATACCAATTTTTAATAATTGGATCGGAACCTGAATTGTCCCATCGTAATCCGCTACTACATCTATCGATTGTTTCTTCTCAAACTCAGCCTGATATTGTTCTGTCTTTACAGTACCAATACCCCCTCCGTTTTGAGGGGGCTGGGCTTGTACTGT